AGAGTTTTGCAATGCAACAGCCCGGTTGATATCAAATCCATTATTGGCCAGTTTGTCTATAGCCACACCTGACAGGTTGCTGTTGACTGCTGCTTGTGCTTGACCCTTGTTGGCCAGGTTAGAGATGGCTGATCCTGAAACATCTCGGGTCAGCAGTTGACTGGCAGTGGCCACATCAATCCGGCCCGAATCTATCACTCTACTAGTTGTGGCAATGTCTGTGACACTTGCACCACCTGCCATTAGATCATTGATTTGACCTTCAGCAAATTTGGTGTTGCTCAATGTGACTAAATCTGTGGCTTTGACACCCACACTAGCCAAGTCCTGCAAATCTGCGGCATTGTAGCCCACACTCATTAACTTTGTGACATCTGCAGGTGCATATCCAGCATCTTTGTAAGTGGCTGCTTGATCTACAGTGATAGTGCCTGCTGTGACCATGTCGCGATAGGGTATTGAATCAGCCAGGGTTTGTTGTTCAGCAGTCATGATTTGACCAACTTCGCGTGGCACCACATAGTCAGCATTGTTGTATACTCGACCTTGTGCATAGGTAGCATTAGTGCTGGTAGACTGATATTGTGCTGAATTTTGAATTGTGTTGGCAATGCTGGCAGCACTGGAACCATTGCTGGCCATTTGTGCTGCTTGTCTAGCATACGCAGGTGTGGCACCTGATGCTTCTAAATGACTTTGAATTTCACCTTCTAATAGACCTTTGCCTCGCAGGGCCACTGCATCTTCAGCCATGAGTCTGGCATCTTCTGCTCGCAACAATATATCTGTGTTGTTGCCTAGTGTGACACTGTTGGCAATAGCATCCTTGCCTAGTGTGGCGTCCATTACAGAACTGCCTGACTTGCCGCCATATTCAGCCAGGATAATAGCAGTTTGTTCTGCTGAATTGTTGGCCACAATGCTCTTGGCTGCTAGATCAGCATATTCTCTACTGACACCTTGTGCTCGTAATGAAGATGCAATCTGCTCCTGACTCATTTCGGCATTTTTGTAAGTTTCGGCATCAGCAGCCACTATCAGGCTGCTGTCGGCAGTTTTTTGGCCAATGTTTAGTTTGCCAGTTTCAATTTTGTCATTGATTGACTGATAGTAGTTCTTGGCCAAGGTGCCCAGGTATGCTGTGGCAGCACCTGTGGCAGCAGCAGTAAACACTTCTCGCACACTGCTGCCACGAGCAGCAGCAATACCACCTGATACAAGGGCACTGCCCAGATAACTTTGCACAGCAGGACTTAAACTTGCACCCAACAAAGCGTTGGCTTTGGCACCCAGGATAGGTGTCACATAACTGGCAGCAGCACCTAACGCAGCACCTTTGATGGCTTGTTCAAGTGTGCCACCAGAAGCCAAGGTCACACCTGCACTCAACGCCGCCGTTCCTACTACAGCAGCAGCAGTGCCTGTGGCACCAAACCAAGCACCAATGGCAGGAATAGCAGCAGGAAAGAATATGCTCACAGCAGGAATAATAACAGGAGCCAGTTTGCGAACCAAAGGCACTACTGTGTTGGTCCAGACTTGTTTGACGCCATTCCATAGATCACTGAGCCAGCCGTATTCAGGCAGGCCTGTGTCAGGATTTAATGTGCCTGCTCCTCCTGCTGCTTCCAGCATGGCTGCTTCTGCAGGATTGATGTGTGCAAGGATAGTATCGCCACCACGACCTTGTGATTGTAGTTGTTGTGCTAAGGCCATCATTGACATAGTGTTATCCTTGTGCTTGTGGTTGTGTGGGCATGGCACTGTCTGGCAGTGTTTCAGCCACTTTGCCAATGGTGGCCAACATGGCCAGCATTTGTGGATCGGGTTTCTTGAGATTTTCTTCTGTGTCCAAACCGCGTTCCACCATGAACTTTACAAACATAGGGTACTTGCTTTTGTCCATTAAAGCCATTTCTGCTTGGCGTCCTACTTCGGCATAGGCCCAGGCAGGTACACCTGATTGTTCAATCATTTGAACAATTTGCTGGGTCGAAGCCTCGCGTGTTTGTGGATTGGCCATGAGATTTTGTGTGCGGTTATTGGCACCAAAAGACTTGTTCACAAAATTGGGAGTGCGTAGTTGGCGTGATTTTTTCATATTGTATATTTAACTTGATTGTTATAACCAGGTGGGTTTGACGGGCCAAGTCACTGTTTGAGGAAAGCCTGACTGTTGAGGAACTGACAACAGGGCCTGTCGGTATGCGACAAGTTCTTGTTGTTGGTCAGTGGCAAGACTGGCATACCATATGGGATTCACACGGTCAATGTCAGCCAGCAGTCTGTTGCGTTCACTACGAATCTGAATACCACTGATTTCCGGATCAACTGCCCAGGCTTTGGTGGCATAATCAAAATAGTAATGTTCAAATCCACCAGTGGGTCGAGCAGGTTTGGCCATTGGTTGACCTTGATCCACGTAGTAGTCCTGGCCACTATAACTGCCTTCAATGTAGGAACTGTTGCCAAGATTGGCCTGTGCGTGTATGTCATCAGACACTGTGATAGTGCTGACAATCTCACCTGTGTTGGCATTGTATATGGTGTATTTCATCGTTTCAAGTTCTGTATAACAACAGCCCCGTATTCACTGCTGATTCTCACAGTGACTGGCGATCCAGTTTGAGCCCGCCAGTTGACCAACAATCTGTAGGTAATGGTATTTGTGCTCAATGGATAATACAAATTGGCATCATAATAAATAAATGTAAAGGTATCTGTGCCAATGAATGGTTGTGCCACAGCACTGTTGATTGTTTCCAGTGTCTGATAACCAAGTCCATCACTTTGATCTCTTTGAATTAGATATTGCAAATAAACTGTGCCACCTGAAGTCCAGGTCCAGTAAGTGCTGGCTTGAAAACTGATATAACCAGCATTGTTGGCACTGGTGACTACAACACTGGCCGGTCCTGCCAATACAGCATTGGTTCCTGCTGGCTGTCCAATCTGAATTGATGTGTTGGCCGTGCGAACATTGGCACTGCCTTGACTGACATTGTTGATATTGATAGTAGTGGTGCTTACTGTGTTGGCATTCAATGAACCTGCTGTGACCAAGCCTACCACACTTAAATTGCTGCTGATCACAGCATTGGCACCAACTTGCAAGTTTCCACCCACTGTGACATTGCTACCAATCGCAGCATTGTTGCCAATGCTGACATTGCCACCAAATCTGGCTGCACCATCGCTAAATCTCAACCAATAACCTGTGCTGGTATTGCTGCCTAGTGTGGCACCAGTGCTGACAATGTTGCCAGTGTACAGATAATTAGACACAATATTATTGGCTGTGATGGTATTGGCAGCAATCTGCGTGGCTGTGATGGTATTGGCAGCAATCTGCGTGGCAGTTATTGTGCCTGTCAGAATGTTTGTGGCTGTGATGGTGTTGGCAGCAATCTGATTGGCTGTGATAGTGTTGAATTCAAGTTTATTACCAGTAATGGTATTGAATGCAATAGTTCTGTTGATGATTGTGTTTGACGCAATCTGGTCATTGGTTAGACTTTGATACACCAGTGAGTTTGATGGCAGACTGTTGGCCACAATCACATTGCCAGAAATCACTTGCGGTACTACTTCATTCCAACCTGACCCGTTGAATTCATATGTTTCACTGGGTGTGCCCACACCTGCACCATAGATAAATGTGCCTGTGTCACCTGTCACAGGAGTTAGGCCTGTGCCTATGGGCGGAGTTGCACTGTCTCTGGCAGCCTCCCACCAAGCGGTCAGTTGCAGATCAGATGCACCCACAGGAGTTGAGGGTGTGACCACATAGGCCATGGCAATGGGACCGCGTTCACCAGGTGTGCCAGCAGCAGTGGTCACAACATCTAGATCAATGGCCACATTGGCAGTGCTTTGAATAAAACTGCTGCTGGGTGCCACATTGGCTGGAACAAATTGAATCTGACGACCACCTTGTGTGCTGTAAAAGATTGTTTTGGTAGTGCCAAATCCTCCAGCCACTTGATAAAAAGTGTAGGCAGCAGGAACCGAACTGGCAGCACTGGTTGTACTATTGTACACACCAAAAAAGTTTGCATTGCCTGGCAGTGTAGAGAAACCACTTGTGCCTGTGGCATTGTTGGCATAACGCAGGTTGATAAACTGATACAAATAACTGTAGGCATTGCCGCCACCAGCATTATAGGTTGAAACAATGCCTGATGTGGTGTTGCCAATCAAGGTGCCTGTGGGAATGGTCACATTGCCCACATTGCCAGTCTGGTTGAGATTGCTCAATAGATAGTTGACTGCATCCAGGGTTTGATCTGTACTGGTAACTGCAAATGTGGTCATTATCTGCTGTCCTGTGTGGGTGTGAACTGCCAGGTGATGCCTGGACAAATCCAAGTGACTTCACTGCTGGTGTTGGTGATCTTGATTGAGTTCAATCTAAATACATTTTGGTTGATCTGTGTCCAAGGATTGGGTGTGTCAACATCTATTGTGACAGGCGGTAAAAATGTGGGGGTTTGGCCCACTGAGTCTGCTCCGCCCACTTCCACGGTAATGGTGGCATTAGGAGGGGTGTCAATGGGCAGGCCTCTGCTGTCAAGACTGTTGACTTCTGGCATGATTCTGTGCACCATCAGTTGTTCACTGTAGTTGGGCAAGAGATGAATGTTGTCTCTGCGGAACTCACTGGTGATAGGTATCACACTGCTGTCAACAGAGATAAACTCGTGCCCGCGATCTTTTTGTACAAGTTTTGATCCTGGATCACCGCGGCTGTAGACCACTGTGCGGCTGGCCTCATTGAATCCTGATGTGGAATCTGGAAACTCTTGATACACAGGTGATTCAGTGGCATGACTGGCATCTGACACATCTCTGGGTGCGTTGAACACATCTAGGTTGTATTTGTAGGCCAGCATCTTGTTGCACCATCCTGTTGCACTATCAAGATCAGGATAGTAAATCTCAATCTGACTCTTTTGTGTGTTATTGATCACGAACACACGATCAGAGTAGGCAGGATTTATGTTCTGAAACAGGTAGTTTTTCACACGCTGGGTGCCCAGGCCTGTGAACTTGCTGCCATCAAACACCCAGATGTCTCTGGCGTCTAGGCCATACACAGCATTGTCTGAATTGGCCCAGCAGTTGGCATTGAGCAGGCCACGACCTTGATTGAACAAGCGTATGCCCAGCACAGGGTTGTTGGTGCCTTGATAACTGATTGGTGAGAACACCACTGTGTCCCAGTATGAGCACACAAAGAAGTTGCCGCCACTGGGGAATCCATCCACCACAGGACCACGCACAGGAACTTCAACCTCGTTGGCCACACCCACTGTGGTGGGTGCCCAGGTAGTGGGTCCATCATTTAATCCAAATGCGTTGCTCCAACGCACTGTGGTGGGAAAGTTGGTGATGATGCCTGTGCCAGTGGCAGTGGCAGTGAGATTGCCAGCAATCAGGATTGAACCCACATTGGGTGTGTTGTACAGTCGGTGAAAGCCACAGGTCAAGGCACTGACCGCAGGATCATAGTTCCAGATATAACCAGGACCACCTGGATTGTTTGAATAGGCCACAAACTCACTGGCCGTGCCAGTGAGATACATGGGTGGATTCAAACCATCATTGATGAACAAGGTGGTGCCATTCCAGGCTTCTGTGATGTTGACATCATTGCTGTATCCTGCAAATGGTGCCAGTCCAGGCGAACATTTGACTATGCCACCTGTGCTTTGTCTGTACCAGTTGCCTGCTGATGTGGCAATGATAAACCACCACACATTGTTGGCTCTGTAGCCTCCTGTGACATAGATGGCAGTTTCATCACCAGGAATGTCCAGCAGGATTTCTTCATCGCCCAGCACTGAGCGTATGCCACGAATGTCAGTTTCTACATTGAGGCCTGAATTGTATTCCTGTGCGCCAAGATTGGTGCTGGGAATGTCAGGAGTAAAACTCATGTTGGTGAATGGGGTCTTTACTTCTGTTAATGTGCTCTTTATCTGTGCCATTTTTGTTTACCTTACCTTGCTATCACATATCTGATTATCACAATGCCTGCGGCTCCATCGCCGCCGCCAGGATTGTCACTAAATCCGTTAGATCCGCCGCCACCTGATCCAGAATTTACTGCACCGCTGGTGGCATTCACATTTGGACCACTGGTGCTGACTCTATAAGCACCATTGCCGCCTACACCGCTGCCACCCAGGGCCACTTGGATATTGCCAGTGGTGGTGGCTGAACCACCACCACCACCAGCAGCATAGTATGTGGGTGTGCCATTAAAACTGCTGAGCAGTCCATCTCCACCATAACCTTGATTGGTCACAGCATTGCCAGCAATACCTGCGCTGGACCATCCGCCACCACCGCCACCATGTTGAAACACTGTTTGACCACTTGCACCACCGTTTGAACCTCCACCAATGGCCAATCCACCTGCTGCTCCACCTAGATATCCGCCGCCACCGCCACTGCCTCCATTTGCACCTACATCAATATACCCGCCAGCACCGCCACCAATGGCTGTGAGTCCAAACGCTGAACTGTTGCTTCCATTGGTGCCAAATCCAGTGCTTGTATTTGGACCGACTAAAGAAGCCACCGTGATTGGGTATGTGGTGGCTGGTAAATTGATGACGCCTTGTGAGATTTGTCCACCACCACCACCCCCTCCTATAGCAACTGGAGTAGGTCCTGATCCGCCGCCACCCACAATAAAATATTCAACAGAACCAGCCTGATTCACAGTGAATGTGCCATTGCCGGTAAAAGTATGAACCTGATAGGTGTTGCCGCCGCTGGTAAATGTGGTTTCGGTGCCGCCAGTGGCATACACTCGTTGGGCATCTATCGTGATACCTGTTCCTATGGTGATACCTGATCCTATGGTTATTGGCATTGTTATGATCCTGCCTGTTCAAATCCGCATTCAGCATAGATTGCCTGTGCTTGTGACTGGTCAAGATTGACAATCCAACCTGTGCCTGACTGCCAAACGGCCAGGTAATGCATGGGTCTGTTGAGGTTGTTCACACTGTAAAAGTCTGAATCTCTCAACTGTGCATCCTGATCACCTGCAGGACGCTGACCTTGTGCAATGGCACAAAACAAGTCTTGGTCAATCTCACGCCATTGATAGCCTCGAACAATACCTGATTCTGTGCCAACTTGTAATCTATAAAACATCTTGGGTCCTTAACTGGTTTCGTTAGTAAATGTTGTGCCACCATCGCTGCCTTCAAAGTGCATGAGTTGTGTGGTATAACTGTCTAGTGTGAATGCTGCTGTGGGCACTGGTATGTTGGCACCAAGGTCAGTGTATCTATAGGTATTGGAAAAACAAAACTCGTCCATGTTGCCTGGTGCCATGCCATTTGAGCCATCCACTGTGCCTATTTTGATGTTGGTTCCTGATGTGAAGTTTCTTGAACCTGCACCCAGGTCAGTTTTGTTGGTTTGCAGCACACCATCGACCCAGCAGGCTGTGACACCACTTTTGCGTTGTAGCACACAGAATTGCCAGGTATTGGTTGCCCAGTTTGCGGGCAAGGTCCAGTAATCCAGGTCGGCCTGTCCGCGAGCAAACAAACTGATGTAGTATGGGTTGGCACTGCCTAGACCACCAGTGCCGTATTCTTTGGCCAGTCTCACTGCCAGGCCACCAGATGTTTGGTCCAGACCCAACAGTTCAGTGCCTGTGCTGTGTGTGTTCAAGGGTGATTCAATGTATTGCCACCATTCAATGGTAAAATCACCAGTGCCCACATCCATCCAGTTGCGTGTGCCGCCAGTGGTCTGAATATAACTGTTGAAAGGCTGACCAGCACCTGATGCTATTTTGGGCAAAAGCATACTGCTGCTGCCAAATTTAAAGTTGTCAGTGTCAGTTTGTGCTGTGTTGTAAGTCACAGTGTAAGCAGTGTAATCAGTGCTGGCATTGGTGCTGGCCGTGCCTACCCGTCGAGCATTGGCTGCGGCGGGTGGTGTGGGTGATTGAAATGCAAATCGTGCTGCAAACATATTATGCGTAGGCCAGGGTTAAACTTGCCCAGTAGTTGGTTCCATCATAGAACACACTGGCTATGTCTACTGCGTTGGCTGCTGTGCTGAGTGTTTTTGCACCTCCTGCCCATTTCATTGTGCTACTCAATGTGCGACCACCTGTTGAATCTTGAATAAACTTGATCACCATGCTTTGTCCTGCTTGTGGTGTGCCACCAAATGCATTCATTGTGACATTGCCTGTGAGCGTGACCTGTTGGATACTGCCTAACGCAATGTTGGGTGTGATGGTTGACGCATAGGTAATGGTGGCAACATAATCTTTGTAGTTGATGATGCCTGTGGCAACACTGCCGCTGACTCCGGTAAGATTGCCACCTGTGATGTTGCCAGTTGCAGTGATCAATCCACCTGTGCTGATATTGCCGCCGGTGATATTGCCTGCGGCACTGGCTGTGCCACCTGTGGCCAAGTTGCCACCTGTTACGGTGCCTGTTGCACTGACTTGACCGCCAGTGCGTAGATTTCCTGCATTGACATTGCCAGTGGCTGAGAATGTGGTGTCAAGACTCAATCCAGAACCATCCAGCAACAGTGTTTTGGTTCCACCAAATCCACCCAAGAAATCATATTTGAACACCATGCCAACATTGCTGACATTCACAGTGTTGATGGGATTGGCAAAGAAATTTGCAGTATTGGCAAATGTCAAACTCACATAAGCATTGGCCACATTGCCGCCTGGAATCATTTCCATACTGCCACCAGTGTCAGGATTACCATCCCCAAACCAGGTGATCGAACCACCTTGTGGGAAGTTTACAGCACTGGCTGCGTTGCTTATGCTTAGGTTCACACCAGGGGCTGTGGGATCGATCAAGAAACTGGCAGCGTTGGCTGTGGTGGCTGTGATACCTGTGAGTGCTGATCCATTGCCCAGGAAGTAATTGCCGGTAATATTGCCTGTGGCACTCACAGTGGTAGCCGACACAGCAGCAGGGGTGATATTGCCTATCACCATGTTGTTCATGCTGCCAACATATGTGGGTGCAATTTCTATACTGGGTGTGCCTGTGGGTTTGATATGCACATGACCCGAGTTGCCTGTGGGAGAAATGGCAA